TTTTCTCCTTCAAACTAATTTTTTAATGAAAAGTTATATATTTATGACCAAAAATATAATAACTAGATAACATGGCAGAAACATTAATTTCACCAGGAGTATTAACTAATGAGAACGATCAGTCTCAGATTACATCCCAACCTATTCAAGCAGGCGCAGCAATAGTAGGACCTACAGTTAAAGGGCAAGTTAACATCCCTAAACTTATTACTACTTATAGCGAGTATCAAGCTAATTTTGGTACTACTTTTGATAGTGGATCTGATCAGTACACATACTTTACTTCTATTTCAGCATATAATTACTTCCAGAATGGAGGTACTTCATTATTAGTTACTAGAGTAGCTTCAGGTTCATTTACCTCAGCTACATCATCTATTATTACTAATGATGATGCTGTTAATGCATTTACATTAGAAACTATTACTGAAGGTACTATAATGAATAGTACAAGTACAGAAAATACTGCAGGAGCTTTAGAAAGTGGTTCTGTTGATAATTTAAGATGGGAAATTCAAGCACCAAATACATCTTCAGGTACATTTAGTGTTATTATTAGACAAGGAAATGATAGAACAAATGCTAAATCAGTATTAGAAACATTTAATGGAGTATCATTAGATCCAAAAGCATCTAATTATGTAGCAAGAATTATTGGTGATCAAAAACAAGTGGTTAGAGGATCAGGAACAGATGTTTATTTACAAATGAGTGGTTCATTTGCTAATTCTTCTAGATATGTTAGAGTTAAATCAGTAGATACTAAAACACCTGATTACTTTGATAACGCAGGAATTGCAAAAGACCAATACACAGGATCAATCCCAGTAGCTGCTTCAGGTACATTTGGAGATGCTTCAGGAAATATTTTAACAGGAACTGGTAAATATTATCAAAATATTTCATCTACAGATACTCAAGGATTAAAAGGTGATAATTATACTACAGCATTTAATTTATTAGCTAATAAAGATGAATTTAGATACAATATAATTACAGCACCTGGTTTATACCAATCTGATTATTCATCTAATTTGAATACTTTAGTTTCTAATACAGAAACCAGAGGAGATAATATTGTAGTATTAGATTTAGAAGCTTACAATTCTACAATTGGAGCTGCAGTAACAACAGCGGCAAGTAAAGATACATCATATGCTGCTGCTTATTGGCCTTGGTGTATGGTTACTGATCCTGACTCAGGACAATTAGTATGGGTTCCCGCTTCAACATTAATCCCTGGAGTTTATGCTAATAATGATAATACAGCAGAAGCATGGTTTGCACCTGCAGGTATTAATAGAGGAGGATTAAGTAATGTAGTTAGAGTTGAAAGAAAATTAACACAAGCTAACAGAGATACTTTATATAGTGGAAAAGTAAATCCACTTGCAACATTCCCAGGTAGAGGAGTAGTAGTATTTGGACAGAAAACATTACAAGCACAATCAAGTGCTTTAGATAGAGTAAATGTTAGACGTTTGTTAATAGCTCTTAAAAACTATATTTCACAAGTTGCTGATAATTTAGTATTTGAACAAAATACAACAGCTACAAGAAATTCATTCTTAAGTCAAGTTAACCCATATCTAGAATCAGTACAACAAAGACAAGGTTTATTTGCCTTTAAAGTTGTAATGGATGATTCAAATAATGGACCTGATGTAATTGATAGAAATGAATTAAGAGGAGCTATATATGTTCAACCAACTAAAACAGCTGAGTTCATTTACTTAGATTTCAATATTCTTCCAACTGGAGCTGAATTCCCAGCATAAGAATTTGAAAATACAATATTTATAATTGAATAAAAAAATATAAGATAAAATGGCAGTATTAGATCCGAATGAAATATTCTTTACCGCGTTTGAACCCAAGGTAGCCAATAGGTTTATCATGTATGTTGATGGGTTTCCTTCATATTTGTTGAAGGGTGTAAGTGGGTTAGGATTTACGCAAAATGAAATTGTACTCAACCATATTAATGTTTACAGAAAAGTAAAAGGTAAATTAGTATGGAATGATATAACAATGAACCTATTCGACCCAATCACACCATCAGGTGCTCAAGCGGTAATGGAATGGGTACGTTTACACCACGAATCAGTAACAGGTAGAGATGGTTATTCTGATTTCTATAAAAAAGATTTAACTATTAATGTACTTGGACCTGTAGGTGATATTGTATCAGAATGGATTATCAAAGGAGCATTTATTAAAGATGCATCATTTGCAGATATGAATTGGGATACAGAAAATGAAGCTCAGAACATTGATATGACAATCGGAATGGATTACTGTATATTAAACTTCTAATAATTTTAATAAATACAAACTAATTATGAAACAGGAACAAATTTTAGGTATCATACGTCACATCCTTACATTCGGTGGTGGTTTACTAGTTATGAAAGGAGTAGCAGATGATGACGTTATTCAAGATGTAACTGGAGCTATTATCACATTTGTTGGTACACTTTGGTCATTCATTGATAAAGTGAAAGCATCAAATGCTGAAGATGCAAAATAAATATTATTAAAAAACTAAAAATTAAGCTTGGCCTTGGTCAAGCTTTTTTTTATCTTAATATTTATATTTGACAATTAAGTTATAATAAATAAAATTTATATGAGCGAATTTAAGATTCCAACAGAAACAGTACAACTTCCCTCCCAAGGACTATTGTACCCTGAAAATTCTCCTTTAGCAGAAGGTAAAATTGAATTAAAGTATATGACTGCTAAAGAAGAAGATATTCTTACCAATCAAAATTATATCAAACAAGGGGTGGTAATTGATAAACTATTACAATCTTTAATTGTAACTAAAATCAATTATAGTGATTTATTGATTGGTGACAAAAATGCTATTATGGTCGCTGCCCGTATTTTATCTTATGGAGCAAAATATAATTTTAATTTTGATGGTGTAGAACAAGAAGTAGACTTATCTACACTTGATAATAAACCCCTTTCAGAAGAAATTAAAAAATCAGGATCCAATAATTTTACTTATACATTACCTCACACTAATAATATAATTACTTTTAAATTATTAACTCATGGTGATGAAGGTAAAATAGATAGAGAAATTAGAGGATTGAAAAAAATCAATAAGGAAGGATCTAGTGAAGTAACAATAAGGTTGTTTAATATGATTACTTCTATTAATGGTTCTGAAGAGAAAAAAGATATTAGAGAATTTGTTAATAATTATTTTTTAGCTAGAGATGCCAGAGAATTTAGAAAATACTATAATGAAATTTCTCCTGATATTGATTTAAATGTAACTTTAACTAATAGTAATGGTGATGAGGAGGACATCGATCTTCCAATAGGTATCAACTTTTTTTGGCCTGACGCCTAAATATAGAAGTGCCTTATTCAAACAAATCCATGAAATTGTATTTTATGGGAATGGAGGATATGATTGGGTTACAGTTTATAGTATGCCTATATGGTTAAGAAATTTAACATTTAATTTGATAAATGAACATTATCAAAAACAAAATGCTAAAAATAATGATGAAGAAAGTTGGCTTAGTGGAGAAGCTAGAAATGAAGCATCAAAAAATAAAAAAATAAAACCCCCAACATATGTTACAAAGGCGTCAAAAAAATGACGCCTTTTAATATTTATAACAAAATACTTTAGATGGCTTTAGACGATAATTTAAAAAATGCTGGAGATGAGATTGAAAGGTTAAATGACCTCGGAACTGAGTTTAGTAATGTTTATGGAGATATAGGTAAAAAACTAAAAGATTTAGCTAAAAGTTCTGATGATTTTGGTGGTGGAATTAAAGATGCTGTTAAATTATCCCAGAATTTAGCCCAATCAGCCCAAGAATTAGCTAAATTCACATTAGATGATCTTAAAGATCGAAAAAAATCTAATGATTTTATTAAAAAAGCAAATATTTTATCTGCAAGACGTTCCCAATTAGATTCTCAAATTAGAGTATTTAGAGAACAATCAAAGAATGCTACTGCTGAGGAGCAGGCAATATTAAATAAAGTAAACGGCCATTTACAAAATGCTGTAGCTTATTCTAACCAAATTTCAAAAGGTTTTAAAGAAATTAATGATACATCTGAAAAAATAGAAAAATCTAACCCTTTCAACCCACTAGCAGATATAGTAGGAGAAATCCCTGTATTAAGAAAATTATTTAGTGAGTTTGAAAAATCATCTGACGCGTTTAGAAAGAGTATGGCTGATGGTGAAGGTAGGTTAAAATCTATAGGTGAAGGGTTAAAACCATTAGGATCAACCATAGCTAAATTAACAGCAGGGTTAGCAGTAAAAGGATTAAAAGATTTTGATGAAAGATCAGTTTCTATAGCTAGAAATTTCAACACTAGTAGAGAACAAGCAAACCAATTAGTAAAAAGTGCTAACGAAGCTGCTAAAAGTATTGCAGGTGTAACTGGGGCAGATATTTCAGCAGCCCAAAAAGAATTCTCAGATGCTTTAGGAACTACAGCAGTATTAAGTAATGAAACAGCGGCTAATTTTTCTATTCTTACTAATAAACTAGGACTATCTGCAACTGAAGCTAGTGAGCTTACTAAATTTAGTGAAGCTTTAGGACAAAATTCTAAAACTCAAACAGAAGAATTAGTAGCTCAAACTCAAATTTTAAATGCCCAAACTGATTCATCTATAAGATACCAAGATGTATTAAAAGATGTATCATCAGCTAATAAGGCTATATTGTTATCATCTAGAGGAAATGTTGAAGAATTAGCTAGAGCATCTTTTGAAGCTAAAAAATTTGGTATTACCCTAAACCAGGCAGATAACCTAGCTGGTTCTTTATTAAATTTTGAAAGTTCAATAGCAGCTGAATTAGAAGCAGAATTACTAACGGGAAAACAATTAAACTTAGAAAGAGCTAGACAAGCAGCATTAGAAGGGAATTTAGCAGTATTAACATCAGAAATAGCTAAAAATGTAGGATCAGCAGCAGACTTTCAAAATATGAATCGTATCCAACAAGAAGCAATAGCTAAATCTGTTGGTATGACTAGGGAAGACTTAGCTGCTTCTTTAGTTGAACAAGAAGCATTAACTAAATTAGGTGCTAAAGACAAAAATGATTTAAGAGATAAAGTTAAACAACGTTTAGCTGAAGTAAATGCTATAAAAGATATTGAGGAAAGAGAAAAAGCAAGAGCAAAATTAATTTCAGAATTGGGTAGTGATGAATTAGTAAGACAACAAGAAAATAGATCACTACAGGAATTACAAAGAGAAGCAGCTCAAAAAATTGTAGAAGCTTTTGGTGTATTAAATCAACTTTTAGCACCTATTGGGAAACTATTAGAGGGTGCAGCAGATAATGCTGGATTATTAGCAAACTCATTAATGGTTATAACAGGTCTTAGATTTTTAAGAATAGGTAAAATGTTTAAGTTCTTTAAGGGGATGGCCAAATCTAGTGATAGTATAGCTAAAAATATATCTAATGCTAGTAAAAATGCATCTAGTGTTAGTAAAAATGTGACTAAAACTGGGAGTAAAACAGCTGGTAAGGTAGCAGGGAAAGGAATAGGAAAAATGTTAAGTAAAGGAGCCTTAAAATCAGGAATAAAAAAAGTCCCAATTTTAGGAGCTTTAGCAGGGATTGGATTTGCAATCTCTAGATTTAAACAAGGTGATATTCTTGGAGCAGGATTAGAATTAGCATCAGGAGCAGCCAGTATATTTCCAGGATTAGGAACAGCCGCTTCAGTTGCTATTGATGCTGGATTGGCAGCTAGAGATATTTCTCAAAGTAAATCAAGATCTGCACCTCAATCCATAGCTGCTGATGATTTCACTATTAGAACCAATCCAAAAGATACATTAGTAATGGCTGGAGGTACTAAATTAGGAGATGAAACTAATGCCCTTCTAAGAGAATTAATAGCAGCTGTTAAATCGGGTGGTGATGTTTATATGGATGGAGCTAAAGTGGGTAAATCCATAGCACTAGCAACTTCTAGAATAGGTTAATATTTATAACAAAACCAAATAATTAAAAAAATAAATAACCATGGGACTTAAAATTTTATTTGACAATGATGGTTCAAATTTTGCAGTACCACCATCACCTCCAGGACAAGGAACTACACCTGCTGAAGTTAGTATTGTTGGATATTCTAAATTACATAACCAATATTCAAATATTGGGGATCCTAATATCTCAGCTCCAGCTTATACTAATTTTGGAGCAGGAACACTAGGATATTCAAATCCTCAAACATCAATATTTGGACTAGCATCAAATGCTTATCAAGCTCCAAGTAATAGATACCAAAATAACGCACCATTAGGGTCACATTTCTAATGAAATAATATGCCTTTAATAGATTTTAAAACAGATTTAACTAATTTACCTTGGGGTAGAGATAGACGTGATGGGGGTTCTAGTAATGAACCTTACATTAAGGATGATATTCCTCAAGGTATAAGTTTTGATAATTTACCTAACAACTCACCAGACTTTCTTTTACGAAATGGGCTTAGAAGCATTCCAACAGCAGCTCAAGATGTTAGTAGGTTAACTCAAATGTTTTTTGATACAAAATCACCTAAAGGCTTACAATTTGTTGCTAAACAAAATCTATTATCCAGAACATCAGTAAAAACTCAGGCATCTACAGGTCCTGCTTATGCTGGTGGGGCTATAAATCAAGGAGCTTATTCTCCATTATCTACAATAGCACAAGTTGGTGTTAATTTTACTGGAGGTCATTTAAACTTTTTAGGTTTAGGAGAAGGATTTGGAGGTTCTTTAAATAAGTATGAAGATACCATAAAAAACCAATCAAATGATCTTAATAGATTAAAATTACTTTATGAAAATATAACTGATGGTACAGATAAAAATATAGATGGTTTTACACTTAATGGTGGGAATAATAATATTTTAACATATAGTGGAGGCCCAGGTTCTGCCCTAGGTATAGGTACAACTAATATTAGATTTGCTGACCAAAGAACAGGGGATATAACTGTTAAAACCTACAAAGAAAACCCAAACACAAAACGAAAACCAAATTTCCAAGTTTTTAGTGCTAAACAATTAAAGCAAAA